ATTACCTTTTGCAATTCGCCATGCCTCAAATTGTTCGTACTCATCTTTGGTACATGCGATTGCTCTTGATCTGCAATAAGATGTTCCAATGACATCAAGATAGTATTGGTCATTAAAAGTTTTAGTCATTCCTGTATTATTATCACTACTAGAATAACTATTACCACTATATCCAAGTGCTTTCATACAAGCCTCAACATGTTTTGTCTTGTGTGGGTTGTCCTTGTTTTCTGATTGTTGTGCAAAGATATCTGGGTTGCAATCCATTGCTTTTAAATCTTCTCTAAAATATGCAACTGCAAATTTCTTGCCGTCCTCATCACTATACTCACTACCATTTAGATTACCAAACAAACCAAAATCAAAATGAGATTTAGTTTCTTTTGTTTCGCCCTCATCATCTTTGTCCTCACTATGTGCAAAGTAAAAGCATTTATCTTTTGCAACAACATCACAAGGAGTTCCATATTTCTTTTTAAAAGTTCTTAAAACAGAAACATCTTCTGGTGGATATGCTCTTTCAACAACATCAACTGCTAATCTATGTGCGTGTTCATATTGTCTATCAACATCTTCTCTTGCTTGAAGAAATGCCTCTTTCTCTTGCGTGTCCTCATTCTCAAAGACATTTTTTATTTTATTGAACAACTTGTTTCGTAGTTCAGTATTCATTCTTATTTTTGTCATTTTAGACCTTTCTATATTTAATTAATTTAATTTGTTTTACTACTTGACAATAGGATAGTCAAGGATTATATATTAATTATGTTTTTTATTCTGTTTAGGTGAAATAAAAAAATAGGAGCAGGGGATACCCTAAAAATTCCCCTGCACTGATCCCTGATCCAATGTGGCAAAGTCGGACGTAAAGCCCACGCCATTGGATCTGGGATCAGTCATTGTTGACTGTGAGTATAAACACTAGAACACGGGTTAAGCTTTCGGAGGTGGCCTCTTCTAAGTCGGTTAATAAGTGCAAGCACCGGCCCCGCGTCCGCGTAGCATAGTGACTGATCATTATTTGCTGGACCATTGTACTAATACGGCCGATGAGACTGTGCAATGGCCCTGCTAATAATAGTATCAGTAAGAGTACACCAGCGTCCAAATCTTGCCTCTGGCATTTCCCTGTACGTTAGCGATGATCCGCAAGGTAGCAATGTGTGTAACACCATGGTGCGCCGAGTTCCCTGATCAGGAGGCGCAACGGGTAATATAAAATGCAGTTTAGAATGATTCTAAAAATCATTCTAAAGAAGGAGAGAGTTGAGCTTCAAGCCTCAAGCCGCAAGCAGCGCTTGACAATGGCTCAAGGATAATGTAGGATGTATTTAGAAAGGAATAAAACATATGAGTATAAATAGTGAAAAAGAACCAAACATAAGAGGTGAAGTTGTACAGCTCAGAAGAGTAGCAGACGCCCTGGAAGAGATCATCCGGATGGTGAAGGAAGATCAGGAGAGATCAAGAAAATATATGGAGGACAGGAAGGATGACTGACAAAGAAAAAATACTTGCAGCTCACCTGGCAGCTATGTGCTGCCAGGCTGACGAAGACTGTCCAGCCGAATACAGGACTGAGCATTTTAGATCCACGATGGATGATGCCTATGACTACCTGAAAGAGATTGGATACTTAAAATGAGTAGACAACCCGGGCCAGCAATGGCCCGCGTATACTTGCAGCACTGGCGATGGCTCAGGGATCAAGGACCGAGCTACAAGCGCCAAGCCTCAAGCTGCAAGCGACAAGCCGCAAGCTTGACAAGATTAAATTATAATGTTATTGTATCCTATAAACTAAAGGAGAAAGAAGTATGAAAACAAGTGAAGCATGGGCCCTGGTTGGAGGGCTAAGTAAACCGTCAAAGATGCCAGGCTGGGCAATTGGAATTCCAGCGGCTGAATGCAAGACTGGCAACAAATTAAAATTAATACCTAACTCAGTTTGTTCAGGTTGTTACGCTGAAAAAGGTTGTTATGTTTTCGCTGTTGTACAAGCAGCTCAATACAAGCGCCTGAAGGCAATAGCTCACCCGCAATGGGTTGAAGCAATGGCAACGCTGATCAATTCTAAAAAGCCTGATGTGTTTAGATGGCACGACAGCGGCGACGTCCAGGACGTGGACCATCTCGAGAAGATCTTCGAAGTGTGTAGACTGACGCCTTCGAAGCGTCACTGGATGCCGACACGTGAAGCGTGGATCAAGGACCATATGCAGGACGCGCCAGCTAACTTAGTTGTAAGATTTTCATCACCGATGATTGACCAGGGACCAGTGAAGAGCTGGGCCAATACGTCGACAGTTTCTACCAGCGGCAGGACTTGCCCGGCCCCTGACAACAATAACGAATGCGGCAGCTGTAGAGCTTGCTGGGACCCGCTTGTTAAAAATATTGAATATGGTAAACACTAGAATGTTTGTATTTAAACACCCAAAATATTATACAGAATTACGTAAGCGTAATAAATCGGATCAGACCATTAGCGACACACCTCCGACGGGAGCTAGCGAGCGTGCGTCTGGTCCGGGCCACAAGCCTCAAGCTCCAAGCAGCAAGCCACAAGCATCAAGCTTCAAGCCCCAAGCTCAGAAAGCATCAAGCCGCAAGCTTCAAGCCCCAAGCAACAAGCGTCAAGCTTAAAGCCACAAGCTTCAAGCTCCATGATTCTTGAACCACGGAAAAGTTTCACGGTACTCGGACCAAGGGCCTCTACCATGATAAATGTATTGTGTGGATGCCTCACATGGAAGCTAATTTGGTGTGGTGAGAACCTTATTTTATTCCCCTTGCATACCTTTAGTTCTACAGTGAAAAAGTGCCCAGAATTATTATACCCCAATAGATCGGGAGTACCAAGTAAGCTATTATTTTCCAGTCTAATCCACGAAATATCTTTAATAGTTTTTTTAACTTTTGCATAAAATTTGGCCTCTGGTTTCAAGGGAAGTTAGTAGTCCCGTTGAAGTTTATCAGGTAAGATTAAAGCAGATGGTTTTTCAGTTTTCATAACCAATCTATGTGCACTATGACCAGGCTGACCAATGATAGGAGTAGCATTTTCATGTACTTCCATTCGTCTAATTGCGTGTAACTTTCCATTTATCTCTACGTAGATGACAGCGTTTTTTACTGCATCAGAACCTTTCGTAAAGTTGCTTAGAAACAACTGCAAGTCTTGTACTCTCATGAATTTTTTCTTAACTTGATAGATAGATCCTCTATCACTTTTTTATAACCTTGCAAGAGATTTTTATTTTTTTCATTCTCAGATGCAATTTTCTTCAACTCAAAGATTTCTTGTCTCTGTGATTCAACTAAAGTCTTATATCCTTCAATTATGTCTTGTAATTCGTCTTGATTTCTATGTACTTTCATTCTTGACATTATAGGATAGTTCCCTTAAATTGTCAACATGGGTGTACCAAAAAGATTAACAGAAATGCAACAACAACGATTCGCTGAGTTTTTAGTATTCGGTGGACCAGAAGGACCAATGACTAAACGTGAAGCTGCTATTGCTGCTGGATATAGTAAGGATAGAGCAATGCGAGAAGGATCAGAACTAACTAATCCAAAATACTCACCGCTTGTAGTTAAATATATTGGTGAACTTAAAGAAGAACGATTGAGAAAACATGAAGTAACTTATGACGGACACCTGGCTGAACTTGCAAGACTCAGAGAGGCTGCTTTGAAAAAAGGGTCATTCTCTTCAGCAGTGAACGCGGAAGCAAACAGAGGAAAAGCAGCAGGATTATACATAGATAGGAAAATAATAAAAACAGGAAAATTAGAGGACATGTCAGAACAAGAGCTAGAAGCAAAAATGAAACAAATTTTAGACGACTACGGATCTCTAATAAATGTAACCCCATCTACAACTTCTGAATCTTCTTTACCCACGGTAGAGGAATCATCGTTCGATCCCCAAAAGTAATACCCTCTTCATCTTTGTCGTAAGATGCAAATAATTTAATTGAATTTTTATCTTTGGAATACAGCCAACCCTCATTGACAGGAGTTGCTAATTTCATTTTGTTAAACTCTTTGTCATTAGCCCAGGCAGAGTCACTTACGCAATCAACCCACTCCACTCTAACCTTCTGAAAAGGTATATCAGGAGTTGTCTCAGTGTTGATAGCTTTTCTTCTTTTCTTAGGCATACATCCTTTTTATACCTTCGACACTATAAGACAAATATTTTTTACACTGCGCTTTTTTTATTTTTTTCAAAAAAAGTGTCGACAAGGGGTGAAATTGACCTATAACAGTTGGTATCATTGAATAGTAGCTTCTACACCTAGGTGTCGCAAAGGGGTCGCGGGGGTGTCGAAGGTGTCGACAAATTCCCTTAAATTTGTACATTTTTGACGCAGAAAACTTAGAATTGTTCTAAACAAGGCCAAAATTGTCGACACTTTCGACACCTGTTCGACACCTGTTCGACACTTATAAAACAACTTTATCTGCCTCATTTTCGCCATACTTTCGCTCATATTCCGCCTCAATCTGCAACATAAGGTCCGTGATCCCTGATTCGTCCATCTTGACCACATGCTCCATGGCCCGTGCAACAAGGTCCTTTTGGTATTTTACAGCCTTATTCCTGGTCTGTACTTCGTGGATCCCCCACCTCGTTTGATCCGTCATTAAAATCCTCCGCTTTCATTGGTGTTGTTTTTTCTTTCTCGTCGTGTTGTAGTTCATGAAACATATCTAAACGTTTCAAGAATTCGTGCTTCCAGCGTCTAAGTTCTGGTCCTTCTACTTTAAATTCTTGGTAATATAAGTCAGGCGTGCATACCATGATAACTCCCTGTTTAATCTCGGAGCCATAGACATAGTCGTGGGCCATGGCGTATGCTGCAATTTGCAAATAATAATCTTCGATCCATTCTTTCTTTTTCGGACGGTTAGCTTGCTTGAAGTCAACGACAGTTTCCATACCATTATGATTACAGATAAGGTCTGTTTGGCCTGCGTATAAGCCCGGATAGTGTAACGTAACTTCGGAACCATAATACTCTTCCACTGGCGCAAGACCGATCTCCATAATTTTTTTGGCCATGGGACGCGCCTGGCATCCGAGTTCTGTAAGATCATCGTAACCAACGCCCGTGACATAAGACTCGAGGAATTTATGCATACTGGTCCCCCGTGCACTAGATATATTCTTGATACGTTCTGCGTTTTCTTCACCGACTTTGGCCTTCCATTTGGTTAAAAATTCAGTATTTTTGGTAGCCCCTAATATAGTAGTAACACTTGGAAGTCTATAAGAACTTATCTCATAGACACGTTATAGTAGTAACACTTGGAAGTCTATAAGAACTTATCTCATAGACACGTTTTCCAGTATCTGGATCGGTGATCTGTTTTCCTTCTAAGTAGTTGTATTTATTACTTTTCTTCATCCTTTAGATCTTCCTGTTCTTTTTTAAAACCTTCCATAAGTTCTTCATGCAAAGTCTTTGGTTTAAAAATTTCATTAAATCTTTTACGATATGTATCATTTGATGGTCTTGTAATACCGTCAAACTTTTCTTTTTTTGTAGCCATAACCTTTTCTCCTATCTGAATATAACTTACACCAGGACCAACTTGTTAGTTTAGTTGACCAATGATTTACAAAATATAAAAAATTATAAATGTATTTATCGAACATCTTTTTGTACCTCTCTATACTCATCTAAAGATATCACATTATTGTTAAGTGCAATAGTCGTATAATGCTCGATCACTTGTTGTATCTTAGGTAATTTAGTATGCGCAAACGGCCATAGAAGACAGCACACGTGGTATGCATCTCTAAATGTACATCTCCACCTATATTGTTTCAAATACGGCGTGCCATCGCTTCTATTACCTTTTACTTTCTTAGGAGTTAGTGTTCCAACACCTAATACTTCGTGAACCCAGATTAAAACTGATCTATCGGTCATTGTAATTTCCATACTGATACGCATAGAATTAGATAACCGATACCCAGGTTTACCGTTGTGTTTCTTTTTCTTCTCTCCAAATTAAAACTGATCTATCGGTCATTGTAATTTCCATACTGATACGCATAGAATTAGATAACCGATACCCAGGTTTACCGTTGTGTTTCTTTTTCTTCTCTACCCCACGTCTTATGTGAATTGAACCTTCACCATCAAACAAACCTGCGATATAAGCTTTGTCAACATCTTCCATTAATGTATTGACATCCCCTCACCCTCAACATCAGAAAAATCTTCATTACCGTAGTCATAGATTTCTCCTTGAGAGTCACAGTCCCAGCATTGATGAATCATATCTTCTTTGTCCATAATGCATGCGACTTTTACGTAGCCATTACCTTTACAGGTAGGACATACGTATACTTTCTTAACTTTTTTTAAATTTGCCATTTAATTTCTTCGCTTTCTCATTTGCTATTGCTTCAATCTCATTTGCTATTGCTTCAATTGTCTTAGCTACGCTTAGTTTCGCATCTGGAAAAATTATCTTTGATAACTTATCTAAAGTAGCGTATGTTTCTTTAGTTAAAGAAACGTTCTTGTATTTAGTCATGTCTGTCATGTTATTTCCTTTCATGTTAAGACTTAAT